GGGGCGCCGTGGGACAGGGGGGCGGTACAGGTAGAGGCAACAATCAGTCCGTTTCATTCCATCGACCACCGGGAGGTAACCGTGGCAACACCAACAGACCCGGACGGAGAGTTTCTGACTCCTGTCCCCCACATGGAGGCTCGCCTCCGTGACGCCCAGCGAACCCTGCTGGGCGTCCATGCCCCATTCTCCGACATCGTTGCAAAGCCCTACCTGTTCGACCCTGCCGGTATTCACCGCATCAGGGATCTGATCGAGGCGCTCGACACAGCGATCCGCAAGGAATGCAGCCAGGTTCCCACTTCCACCGGATGGGGGAAGCATCATGGGTAACGGCGCCGAACCTGTCTACGTTTTCGGTACCAACCTGCTGCCAGAACCGTGCATATTCGGCATCGCAATGCGGAAACATTTAGACGAATACGGCAATAACCATGAGCAGGTTTTGCGCCTTTCAGCGGAGATAGCACACAACCTGGAAGGGTTGAAGATGGCGGTCGCTTTCGTACGCCGGCAAGCCATGCTGGACGCCCAACTCGAACTGGGTAACGGCGCCGAGGTAGGGCGCCTGGCCGGGGTGGGTCGGGTGCGTTCTCACGAACTGTTGAACCGTGCCATCGACGAGCGGATGCACAACGTCGCGTTGACGGATGTGGTCCCTGTCCTGGGGGACGCCCCGCTGTATGATTGACCTGGTACCGTACCCCCACCCCCCTTTAGGGGGGGTGGGGGGTAACGGGGGCCACCGCCTGGCAGCGGTTCGGTCGGCGTCGTCTTTCCTCTCCGAGGCGGCGCCGGCCGTGTCGCCCCCACTGTCACACCCGTGTGCCATACTGGTTCCATGATCGAGATCCCGATTCGCCAGAGTTTCCTGAACACGTTCTCGAACTGCCCGGAGCAGGCCCGCCAGGACCGCCTGGGTCTTGTCCGTTCGCAGGAGAGTAGCGACATGTTGCGAGGCAACATGGTTCACGCCGCTATCGAGTATTGCGGCAACGAACTAATGCACACAGGTAACAGGCTTTCTTTCGACGAAACATCCGAATACATGGATTCCATTACACCTACTCTTGCCCAAGATGTGCAGGTGTGGCGGCACGAGTTTGAGAACGTTGTCGATGTTGCCAGAAAGAATCTTTTAGTATGGCATGAAGAATGCTTTCCCAATCTGTTAGTTCCGACGGGGGTTGAGCAGTCTTTCCGCACCGTTCTTGATGAACGGGACGGTGTACGCTTAGTGCTTACCGGCACGGCCGACTGGGTTCAGGATGGTTTGATCCTGGACTGGAAGAACCCGAGCCGCGAGTACCTGCCGTGGGAGCAGCGCCGCTGGAACCTGCAGGCCAGCGTCTACTGTTTCGCTTTCGGGATACCAGACTTCGATCTGGTGGCGTTGGTAAAGGGGAAGATGCAGGCCATCCGCATCGAGCGTCAAGAGCCTCACACGGAGGCGCTCCGGGATCTATGCTGGTCGATAGCCGCTCTTATACAATCTGATCTAAAGGTCTGGCCTATGCGATGGTCGGGATGGCATTGCTCTCCGCAATGGTGTCCCGTCTGGCAGGCTGGTGAATGCCGAGGGAAACACCTTGGTTCTACGCCCTGGTAAAGGGGAGAGAGAGAGAAACAGTATGGATGCGAGAGATCGTTCGATCATCGCTCAGGTTGCAGCAAAGGTAGCAGGCTCTGTCTGTTGCGGGAGCGGCGACATCGACAAGTACCTGGGTTGCGTGGAGGCGGTCCACAACGACCTGGTGGAGCGTACCGGTGTCGGCATCGTCGCCCAGGCGTTCCCCGGAGCGGTCGCTGTGGCCGCTCCTCCGCCCGGCCCGACGCAGCAGTCGGTGGTTGCCGCACCGGCGCCCCGCCCCGCAGGCGGGGCACCTAACGGCCCGCAGTTGGGTCAGAAGATTTACCCACGGGTCGACTTCTGTGTCGGCAAGCAGTCAGACGAGAAGCAGGCTGCCTGGAACCTGCTGGCGTTCCAGCCGAACGAGTGGTCGGACGGTAACGGCGGCACCATCAAGGTGTTCGAGGTGAAGGAACACGGCGACGGTTCCACCGATCTTGCCAAGAGCGGCAAGAACTTCCCGAACTTCTCCGTGATGAAGGAGGCGTTCACACACATGGGGCTGAACGTGTCGAACAACGTGGGCCTGTGGGTCAACGACGGTGACAGCAACGTCCCGTTGAAGGTGTGGGACCAGGCATCCGGCCAGACGCAGGCCGACGCTGTCGACTTCCCGTGGGACAGCCGCCGTTCCGAACTCCAGCAGTACGCCTACCAGACCAACCGGTAGGTGAGCGACGACGCACCCGTTGCGTTCAGCGACGCTGACATTGACGCCCGATTGGGGGGTGTCGATGTTCAGCCCGCTGAACACAACTACCGTTACTTCCAGCCCAGCCACAAGGCGGTAGACAAGTGGATGGAGTACGCAGCGGGGAGCCACGACAGGTTCTTCCTGGGGTTGGGAGACATCGACACCAAGATGCGTGGCGTGTGGCCGTCCGACGTTCTCGTCGTCACGGGCCGTGCCCATAGCGGCAAGTCCGCTGTGCTACTGTCAGCCATAGCGACGAATCTGAACAACGACCCGGACTTTCGGGCTGTGATCTTCACACCGGACGAACCAGAGACTCTAGTCATCAGCAAACTGTACGCTTTGCTATACATGCAGAACCTTGCCGATGTGGAAGAAGCCCTCCAGGCGGGCGACATGATTCACCGGCAGCACATCGAGGACGCCAAGGAGATGCTGGATCGGGTAAAGATATTCCCATCCGCTATGCCCTTTGGTGAGATGAGTGTTGCTCTTTCCGAGTGTGAAGACTTCTGGCAGATCCGACCCCGCTTCGTGATGATCGACTTCCTGGAGCAGTTGCCGGCAGCGTCCGGTTACGAGGGTGTCTCATCCGTGTTGAAGGGTGTCAAGGAGTGGGCCGAAACAGAGAACCTTCCCGTCGGCCTTGTTCACCAGTCGGGTAAGAGTTCGACGAGGGGAACGTCGAGGGGAATGGATGACGGCAAGTTCAACGCAGACGAGTACGCCATCCTCCAGTTGAATGTGTTCCGCAAACGAGACTTGGCGAAACTCGACGAACACCAACGCCGCATCCATTCGGTATCTATTTCATTAGACCTGTGTAAGAACAAGCGGCCTCCATGCCACACAACGAACCCACCCATCGACTACTTCATGGACCCGCACTGTGGCCTCGTTCGGGAATACTACGAATCTGACATCCCTGTGGATGACCGATGGTTGACTTAGTCGACACCTTCGCCCGGCTACACCAGGGTGGCCGCATAGCCACCAACTATGACGGTATCCGCCCTCTGGTTGACCCCCAGGGGGTGGCTTACTCCGCCGAAGGTGAACCGTATGTGGACGCTGTCCGGGAACACCTGGAGGGGGAACCACCCATCGGGGTGTACCCCCTATTCAGGAAAGACTACCAGCGTACCGCTGAATGGTATGTGAACTGGTTGGCTGTCGACCTCGACGAGGGTGAGCCTGACTTCGTTCACGCCTGCAACCTGCAACGGTTGCTGCAACGGTTCGGTGTTCAAGGCTGGATCGAACGATCCAGGTCGAAAGGGTTCCACCTGTGGGTGTACCTGCGGCAGCCGTTGACAGCGGAAATGGGTCGTGAAGCGATGCTGGGTGCATGCCGCCTGGTGGATGTACCAACCAAGGAGGTGTACCCCAAGCAGACTATTCTGGAGGGGAAAGGGTTCGGGAACTGCCTGCTGCTGCCCTACCCGAACCTGGCGAACCCCGGCCGGCAGGTAGTCATCAACTCTGACAACGAACCGTACGACCTCGACGAGTTTGTGGAAACAGCGTGGGAGTCGCGTGCCTCCAGTCACGCCATCCGATCCGTTCATGCCCTGTACCAGGAGCGGCACCTAAAGCCCATAGCGAAGGTCGAACAGACCCGCTGCCGTGATGACGACAACTTCGCTTACATAGCCCGCCGTATATGGGAGGGTGATATCCGGGAGGACCGCTCCAACGCCCTGTATACTTTCGCCTGTTCCCTGTTCAGACAAAACTACAGTGACCACACTGTCCTGCGACTCACCGGAGAACTCGATGAACGTGTCGGAAAGTTTGTAGACCGCAACGACCGGAACCAACGCCTGGAAGAACTTGTTACGAATGCCAGGCACAACACTCTAGGAGAACTTTGATGGCCCCCAACCCGCAGACATACCGGTTTACCGTCCGGGGGCAGCCTCGCGCCAAGGGGCGTCCCCGCTTCGGCAAGGGACGCACCTACACGCCGAAGGGAACGGTCGACGCTGAGGCTGTGATCGCTGAGGCGTACAAGGGACCGAAGTTTGAGGGGCCGGTGTCGATGGCGTGCGTGTTCTCCAAGGACCGGATCACAATCACGTTGACACCCCTGGAGATGGAAAGATCGATGCTGCGAGGGGATGTATCCAACTATCTGAAACTTGTCGAGGATGCTCTGAACGGTTTGGCCTATGACGATGACCGCCAGGTTCATCGTCTGATCGGGAAGAAGAAATGATACAGATCGAACTGGATCCCTGGGAGTACGAACATGCCTTGAACATTGGGGCGCGCCGTTTCGTAGCGAACTGGGGTAAGCGTGACGCCGCCCACTACGACAAGAACCTCATGGAGGACAACCGCACAGCGCAGGCTGCTGCCTGCGTGGGGGAACTGGCTGTCGCTAAGATCACCAACCAGTATTGGTCGGGGCATGTCTGGCACAAGTCAGACCACAAGTTTTACAAGCATCTCCCTGACGTGGGCCACAACATTGAGGTGCGTCGGGTACGGACCAGCACCAACGCTGCTGTACGCCGCCGACAGTTGGAGCAGGGGCTGGTGCTGTGGGTGGTGCAACCAGTACCACCCGAGTTTCGGGTGGTCGACATCCTGGGGTGGATCGACTACGACGAAGCGTGGGAGAAGGGCGAGCCGGCACATTACGACCCGGAGAACACACGGGTCATAGGGGAGCAGTTTCTGAACGCACCGTCTATTGAGTAGGTCGGAGCGGGGGGCATGGACAGCCGACCCATACTTGATGGATGTTCTTTTAGGGCCGGCCGGTGCAACATCGATTCGGCCGTGGGCGCAGCGGCGCCCAGAGGATCTTTACGACGCTTTGATGCGGTGCCCTCCTGGGGTTGAACCCGAGGAAAGCATCGCGGAGCAAGACGAGTTGCGGGAGATTCTCGCTGACGCTCTGGATCACCTCACGGCGGAAGAACAGTGGATCTTCCACATGCTCACCACGGTGCGGTTGAGTTTACGTTTTGTCGGCAGCATTCTCGATGTTCCCAAAACAACTCTGGCGCGTAGACGCGACAGGATCATTCAGAAACTACAGGTAGCGTTGCTTGAATCACCTGTCATACATGAACGAATACGATCCTATTCTTCGGAGTCGTAAAGCATCAGGCACTGTTCGATCATGTCGACGAACCCGGTGACCCACCCTAGGATCCGAGACAAAGCAATGAGGTCGCCGCCGTCGGCATCATGCCAACCGCCGACCATCCTCATTGCTTCATCCCGTTGAAAGACAAGAAGCACACCGAGTTGGTTGCCGTACCAGGAGGCGTGAGTGCCGTCCTCTATGTCGAGCAGATGCCGGCTTTCCTGAAAGGAACGCAGAAC